GCCGGTTTTGACGCGCACACGGGCAGCGCGGTGGTCCACCTCGGCGATGGTGCCGAGGCGGATCAGGTTGTGCAGCAGGCGGAGGAGTTCGGGAATGTTCATAGCCGCTATCCTGCGGCGGCGTTTAGCGAAGGCGAAGCGGCGGCGGGTGTGAATGGGGCGGTTTACACTGAGCCGCTTAGCCGGGGCTGAGGTGCCTCAGCACGGAATCCATAATGTGCTCTTGATCCAACGCGGTGAAACCGAGTAACTCCCGCTGGGCGTACTCCACGCGGGGGCCGTCGCGGCTGACGCGGTCTTTCAGGCCGCGCTGGTGGGTGGCGGCGATGCGGGCGACGCTGCCGAAGAAACCCACCACGGCGGTGTCGCCTTGGGCGGTGGCCTTGAGCCATTTGGCGGTGGAGAGTTTGCTGAACATGGCGCGGCGTTTGATGCTGCCTTGCTGGGCGCGCAGGCGCTGTTCCTTACGCGGGGCGTAGGGCGTGCCGTCTGGGTTGGTTTGGGCGCGGATGCGTTCGCGCTGGCGGCGGCGAAGATCCCGCGCCACGTTGCGGGCCAGGGCGCGGCGCTGTTGGTCGTCCAGCTTGGCGAGCAGCGGGCCGACCCACTCCTCTAGTGCTTCCATGTTATCCGCCATGGGGGCCGTCCCATTCAGCTACCAGGGTGTACTCCGCCTGGGCTTCGCTATCGCGGATAAGTAGCTGCCAGCGGGTATCCGGACAGCCGGTTGCATCAAACCGGGGCAGGGCGCGGTCGACCTTAATGTGCCCAGTCGCGCATTCCACCTTGGCGAGCACCCGTTCGCTGAGCGTTACTCGTAGGGCCACATCCACCGATTGATGACTGAGGATCTCAGCTTCGAAGCGGATGGCTTCAGCGGGGTCGGCGTCGGGCTGGTACTCGGCTAGCCACTGCAGCAGCGGCACGATGATGGTGTCTAGGTTCGCGCTGAAGTCGGTGAGCACGAGCTGGGCGGTGAACTGGTATTCGTGGGTGAGGTTGGGGCCACGGCGAAAGGCGATGCTGCCTTCTTCCACGAAGGTGAGCAGCCGTTCGGGGTCTTTCGCCAGGGTGGGTACCGCGTTAATCAGGTGAGCGCGTAGCCGATGGAGCTTCTGCATGGTGGGCCTCTTGGCAGGCGATGATGGCATCGACCTCGGCGGCGCACTGTGCCCAGGCGGCTTCGGTGCGCTCCAGCTGCAGGTCGAGTTCGCCGTTGGTTTCGGGGTTACTCGCGGGGAGCGTGCAGGGGCTGGGGGTCGCGCACTGATTGATGATAAGCGTCGGCACCGGTGACGGCGGGGCGGCGGCGCATCCGGATAACAGCATCAGGCAGGCGAGAGCCAGCCCAGGCGCGAAGTTGTGCATTTTCACGGTGTAACTCCTCAATGGTGGCCAGGCGGTTGGCCGCTGTGCGGGTGAGTGTGGCCTGCTGCTGAGCGAGGGCGCGGCGCTGGCTCTCCAGGCGCATGGCGTTTTCCCACAGCGCATTGATGACCACTTTGCTTTCTGCTTCCCGCTGCTGTGCTTGGGCGAGCTGCTGTTCGGCCAGTTCGGCGCGGGCTTCGGCGGCGTGGGTGCGCTGCCACAGCGCCCAGGTGACCAGCAGCACAAGCACCAGGATGGCGAGGGCGGCGAGCAGGCGGGTCATGGGGTGGTCTCCTGTTCCAAGCCTGCCAGGCACAGTTCCCGCTCGGTAGCGCGACGGCTGACCAGGCCGTTCAACTTGCGGCCACCGGCGTAAACCCAGCGGCTGAGTTCGTGGCAGGCACCGCGCAGGTCGCCCTGGTTGAGTTTGCGCAGCAGGGTGGAGCGGGCGAAGTTGCCTTCCCCCACGTTGTAAACGAACGAGGCCATCGCGGCGCGGGTGGGTTCGGGTAGCTCGACCTGGGCGCGGCGATCCACCACCGCGAAGGCGTGGCCGAGATCCTGCTGCAGCAGGGCGGTGCATTCGGCCTGGCTAAGGGTTTGCCCCATGCGTGCCGTGGCGGTGTGGCCGTAGCAGATGGTGGGGATACCCACGGGGTCGCGGTAGGCACTGGGCTTGTAGCCTTCGTAGTAGGAGACGACGGCGGTGGCGATGCTGATGGCCCCGGCGGCCAGGCTGACGCCGATCTTGGTTTTAAGCCCCATGGCGGGATCTCCAGTAGTCGCGTAGGCGTTTGAGGTAGCGCGGCACGAGCAGGCCGATTTGTAGCGCCAGGTAGAGCAGGGTGAGCAGCGTGACCCAGTCGGCGGGGGTCATGCCGCCCACGTGCAGCAGCGAGACGATGGCCGGGGGCGCGGCTTTGGCGCTTTCGGTGGTGATTTCAAAGTGGTGGCTCATTCGGGCCTCGGCGGTTTAGAGCGTTAATCCCACAGGTTGACCGTGGGGGTGCGTTGGGTGGCCTGGGGCAGCGCAGGCAGCGTGACCGGTGTGCCGTGGGGCAGCAGCGGCCCCAGTTCGGCAAGCCCGGGGTTGGCGGCCAGCACCTGCTCGGTGACGCCTCGGGTGGTGCCGTAGACGCGGTAGCAAATGGCATCCAGGGTGTCGTGCTGTTGGGCGTGTACAGTCGTCGCGCTCATATCAGTTCCACTGTGCTGTGTGGCCGCCCTTCGATCTCGCTGATGGCCCAGGCGGCGTCGCGGCGGTAGCCATCGGCGGGGGCTTGGAGCTGTTCGCCGCGCTCCCGGGCGCTGTTGGTGGCGTCATAATCGGCGTAGTGCTCCAGCAGGCTGGCGTGGGCGGTGGAGTACACGGCGCGCAGGTAGAGCACGTTGAACACTTCCGGCGACTGCCACACGGGAATGGGCAGCGAGGCCATGGTGGGGTAGCCCGCCTCGACCTTGGCCTGCTGCCAGTGGCGCAGCACGCGGTTGACCGTGATCATGGCGGCCTTCAGGGCGCTTTCGATGCGCGGCTGGGTAATGGTGCTGTCTAGCCGGTGGGTGGCGCGAAAGTCGCTGGGCTGGATATCCGGCCAGAAGCCGTTGTTTTCGAGCGGGCAGTCGAGCGGCTGCGCGGTGGTGCCGTTTTTGGGTGTGCCTGCCGAGATAAAGCTGCTCATCGTGGCTCCTGGTAGCGGGTAAACGTGTTTCGCGCGGGGTCGGGCGCGATGAATCAAAAGGGGGTGGGCGGCGTTCGAGCGTGGGCGTTAAAGCGCCTGGCTCTCACGTCGCGCCCCCTGACGTCGGCGGTCGACTCGGTTGGCCGCTAGCCCGTGGGCGCAGCGGCAGCGTTCTGTTTGCGTTCGCGTTCCAGGCGTTCGAGGTCTTTCTTCACGCCAATGCGGTCGTTGAGCGCGAGGGCGCGTTCCAGGTGGTGCTGGGCGTCGTCTAGCTGGCCGGTGGCTCGGCAGGCGTAGCCCAGCGCTTTGTGCAGCTTGGCGCGGATCTGGTCGTGCATATCCGCACCGCGGGTGAGCGCTTCCACATCCACTAGGTGCACGAGCAGGGCGGTGGTGTCTGCGCCTTCTTCATCCAACTGTTTCAGCGCCTGGTCGGCGACTTCCTCGGCGATGATGGCGGCGGTGCCGCGCTCGAATTGATCCGGCGGGGTGAGGCCGTGCTTGATGGCATATTTGGCGATGGCAATGGCCCCGGCGAGGTCGCTGGCATCGATGCGCCAGAGCATGACGCGCATCAGCACGTCGTCTTGCGCGCCCTGGCCCGCTTCCAGCACGCCGGAGACGTACTCGGCGTATTTGGGCAGGATCTCGCGCTTGATCTCGGCCTTGCGCTCCATGGACTGGGTGGATTTGAGCAGGCGGTAGTCTTCAAACAGCGCGGCTTGCATCAGCTCATACGCTTCGCCTTGCATGGGGGCTTCGCCCGCGTCAGCGGCGGCGAGGGCCGCGCTGACGCGTTCAAAGTGGCGGCGGGCTGGGCTGGTCATCGTGTCTCCTTAACCGTTCAGCGCTGCTGGGGACAGCTCGATGTTTTCCACCAGGCAGCCCGCGCCGAAGTCTTCCACCACGTAGGCGTCGTTGGAGGATTCGTAGTTTTCGATGCGGTTGCGCTTGGGGTTCTCGGTGACGAAGCGGCGGCGGGCGCCGTTCTGCCAGTAGACCGAGAGGTTATCCAGGGTGGTGACCATCAGCGCGTTATCGGGGAAGAAGGGCACATCCATGCCTTGCAGGCCACCGATGCGCTTCTGGCTGATGACCAGATCGGCGGCCAGCTGCTCGCTGGGCGGTAGCTGGTTGAGCAGCGGGAAGTACTTATCCGACATCAGGTTGCGGCCGAGGATGACCACTAGACCGGGCAGGCGGCGGAACCAGGGGTCAATCAGGCTGTTGACCATGTCTTGCACGAGCGCGTCGAGGGTGGCGTAGTCACCGACGATGCCCGTTTTTTTGCCCTCTGCGTTTTCTGTGGCCGTGTGGTCGATTAGGATCTTGCCGCTGGTTTTGCCGTCCTTCATTACTCGCTGGGGAGCCTGGGTGCGGTAGTGCTGCAGCCAGCCGATGTTGACGTCTTCCAGGTACGGGTTAGCGACCGGGTCGGTTTGCGCGGCGGCGGAGGTGCCGTTGAAGCCGATCATCATGCGGTCCAGCGCCTGCTGGCGAACGATGACATCGCGCACCATGGCCTGGAAGTTGGGGAACTTGGCCCAGGCATCCAGCTTGGCGTAACCCAGGTGGGTGTCGAATTCGGTCATTCGGCACTCGTAGCCTTGGGCATCCAGCGTGGTGAGGTCGCGGGTTTTGCGGTCCTGGTTGGCGACGTTGGTGCGGGCGGCGATGGGGCCGGTCACGCCGAGGGCGAGCTTTTCGCCTTTCAGCTCATCGACGCCAACCATGTTGATGCGCGAAAGGAAGTCGCTGGATTCCTGAATGCGCTTTTCCAGACGCTGCTGGATGGTGGGGTCGACGGCGAATTTCTGGGTGGCGTCCGGGACGCCGTTAAGCTTCGCCACCTGGGCGGCGAAGTTGTTGAAGTGCTTGCGGGTATCGTTGCGCATGGGCGTCTCTTAGCAGTCGGTTTCGAGGTCGGTGTCGCCGCCGGTGGCAGGCGTGCGGGCCGGGCGGTTGGGGGTGCCGTCGAGCTGGGTGTAGAGCGCGTCGAACTCTTCTTTCAGGGTCTCGTGGGCGCTTTTTAGCTCGTTGAAGGCGGCTTGCGTGGGGCGCTTTTTCAGGGCGTCGCTGAGTGCTTGGTGTTTCTCCACGAACAGGCCAAGGGTCTCTTCCAGCTCGGTGCGGAAGGCTTCGAAACCGGCGGCGCTTTTGGCATCCTGCTTTTTGAACAGCGCTTTGACGCGCTCGGCAAGCGAAGGGCCTTGCTCTTGCGGTTCATCATTAAACGAGAGGTCGGTTTCCAGCGCTTCGGAGAAGAGGTTTTCCGGGCGCTGTTTGCGGGCGGCCAGCGGGGAGTTTTCACCCTCAGAGGCGCTGAACTTGAGCATGGAGGTGCCCAGCGATGCCGGGGAATCGGTGACTGCCAGCCCGACCAGGTAGGCTTCGCCGGTATCGGCAAAGTCGAGGTCGATCTCCATGGAGGTGTAGACCTTCTGGCGTTTTTCGACCATGGCCTTGAGTTCGTCGGTGGGGTCGATTTCGGCATAGAGGCCGAGCTTGCCGTCGTCGTCTGCCTCGGTTTTGAGCGCGGTCACGTCGCCGTAGGCTTTGAAGGGGCCATCCGGCAGCAGGCCTTTGATGTGTTCCATATTGACCCGGCAGCCGTACTTGGCGGGGTCGAAGTTGGCGGCCATTTGGGTGAGCCATTCGGCGCTGATGGTGCGGCCATCGGTGGTTGCGCCTTCTTTTGCAATACGGTGCCAGGGCATGGGCGGGCCTCGGTGAGTGGGTGGGCGTTTGGCTGCGGTCAGGTTCCCCGCAGTGGGGCCGTGGCTCAATGAGGGCTGGGTGTAAGTGGCGTGACTTACATCGGGCGGGGCAATCGTGGCCGTGCCTGCGCGGGTACGCTGACGGCATGACAGCCCAAGCCTCGATTGACGACGACCAGCACCGCCTTTCTGCCCGCCATCTCTATTGGATGGGGTGGCGGATTGCGCGCATTGCCGAGTTCCTGGAGTTGCCGCGGGCAACGATTGATAGCTGGAAAAAGCGCGACGCCTGGGACGACGCCACGCCGACCCAGCGGGTAGAAGGGGCGTTGGAAGCGCGCCTGGTGCAGCTGATTTGGAAGGAGCAAAAAGAGGGCAAGGATTTTAAGGAGATCGACCTGCTGGGCCGCCAGATCGAGCGGCTGGCCCGGGTGCATAAGTACCAGGGCAGCGGGAAGGAAGCCGACCTGAACCCCAACATCGAGCGCCGCAACGAGGGGCCGAAGAAGAAGCCCGCCCGTAATGATGTGGGCGATGAGGGGGTGATTCAGATTGTCGAGGCCTTCGAGGCCTCGCTGTTTGATTACCAGCGGGGCTGGTACCGGGCGGGGCAGCATGAGCGCATTCGTAACCTGCTCAAAAGCCGCCAGATCGGCGCGACCTGGTACTTTGCCCGGGAGGCGATTGCCGATGCCATGGAGACCGGTAAGAACAAGATCTTCATGAGCGCGAGTAAGGCCCAGGCGCATATCTTCCGCCACTACATCGTGCAGTTCGTGAAGGAAGTGACCGGGGTGGAGCTCAAGGGCGACCCGATCATTCTCGCCAACGGCGCGGAGCTGCACTTTCTGGGCACCAACGCTAAAACGGCGCAGGGCTACCACGGCGATACCTACCTGGACGAATACTTCTGGATTCATGGCTTCGAGACGTTCCGCAAGGTGACGTCGGGTATGGCCATGCACAAGAAGTGGAAGCAGACCTATTTCAGCACGCCTTCTTCGGTGGCCCATGAGGCGTACCCGTTCTGGACCGGTGATCGGTTCAACAAACGCCAGAAGAAAGCCGACCGGGTGAAGATCGATGTCAGCCACGCGGCCTTGAAGAATGGGGCGCGGGGGCCGGATGGCCAGTGGCGGCAGATCGTGACCATTGAGGATGCGATTGCCGGGGGCTGTGACCTGTTCGATATCGATCAGTTGCGCCTTGAATACAGCGATGACGAGTTTGCGAACCTGCTGATGTGCGAGTTCGTGGACGATACGCAGAGCGCCTTCCCGCTGGCGATGATGCAGCGCTGCATGGTGGATAGCTGGGATGCCTGGCGGGATCTGAAACCCTTCGCGCCTCGGCCGTATGGCGAGCATCCGGTGTGGATTGGCTACGACCCGGCGGGGGATGGTGAAGATGGCGATGGGGCAGGGTTGGTGGTGGTCGCGCCGCCGAAAACCGCTGACAGCAAGCACCGCATCCTGGAGCGCCACCGCCTCAAAGGGCGCGACTATGAAGCCCAGGCGGAATTTATCCGCAGCGTGACCCGCCGCTATAACGTGACCTTTATCGGCATTGATACCTCGGGCCTCGGTGAAGCCGTGGCCCAGCTGGTGGCGAAGTTCTTCCCCACCGTGACCCGTTACCGCTATACCCCGGAAATGAAGTCGCGGCTGGTGATGCAGGCGCAGCAGATCATCAACAAGGGGCGGCTTGAATTTGACGCTGGCTGGGTGGATCTCGCCCAGTCGTTTATGGCGATCCGCCGGGAGCTGACGGCTTCCGGCCGCCAGATGACCTACACCGCAGGGCGCAATAACCAGACCGGCCACGCTGATCTGGCGTGGGCGACCATGCACGCCTTACACAATGAGCCTCTTGATGGCCCCGCCGACCATGGCACGGGCCGTTCCCTAATGGAGATGTACGGATGAGCGACGCGGCAGCAAAGCCACGGGTGCGCGTGCCCGCTTACGTGACAGACACCGACGAGACCGCCGCCGCGCCTGCCAAAGCGGAGGCGTTCAGCTTCGGCGAGCCGACGCCGGTGATTGATGGTTACGATTTTTTCTATACCGGCTGCTGGATGCTGGGCAATGAGTGGTACGAGCCGCCGGTGGATTTTCCCGCGCTGGCCCAAACCTACCGGGCCACGACGCACCATGGCTCGGCGATTCAGGTGAAACGCAATATTCTGGTGCGCTCGTTCATTCCCCACCCGCTGTTAAGCCGCCAGGCGTTTAGCGCGCTGGCCACCGACTACCTGGTGTTTGGTAACTGTTATCTGGAGCGGATCTTCGGCCGCTTGGGGAGGTTGCTGGCCTTGAAGCCTGCGCGGGCGAAGTACGTTCGCCGCGGGGCGGATCTGAAGCGTTACTTCTGGGTGCCCAACTGGTCGGAGCGCAGCGAGTTTGACGAGGGCAGCATCATTCACCTGCTAGAACCGGACATTAACCAGGAGGTGTACGGCGTGCCGGATTACCTGGGCGCGCTGCAGTCGATCTTCCTCAACGAAAACGCCACGCTGTTTCGGCGCAAGTATTACCTCAATGGTTCCCACGCGGGCTTTGTGATGTACGTCTCTGACGCCGCCCACAACCAGGAGGATATCGACGCCATGCGCACCGCGCTGAAGGAGTCGAAAGGCGTGGGCAACTTCCGCAACCTGTTCCTGTACAGCCCCAACGGCAAGAAAGACGGCATCCAGATCATCCCGATCTCTGAGGTGGCCGCCAAGGACGACTTCGCCGCAATCAAGAACATCACCCGCGACGACCAGCTGGCAGGCCACCGCATCCCCCCGCAGCTGATGGGCATCATCCCCAACAACACCGGCGGCTTTGGCGACGTGGAGAAAGCCGCCAAGGTGTTCGTTACCAACGAGCTGGAGCCGGTGCAGGCGGTGTTCAGTGAGATCAACGATGTACTGGGGGAGGAGGTGATTCGGTTTCGGGAGTATTCGCTAGACCCACAATAAAAAAGCGCCTGGCATGACCAGGCGCATATCGCTCGTTTCATCCCTGAAAGCAGTGGAGGCGTCCCGGCCCCGCAAGCGATACCCACTACTGTATATCAATACTGTATATTTGAACAGGTATCATGGATGATGAATCGACCGATTTTGCCCTGGATGGGCGGCAAGCGCCGCTTGGCTAAACAGATCCTACCGCTCTTCAAACCGCACACCGCTTACGTGGAGCCCTTCTGCGGCGGTGCTGCGCTTTTCTTTATGAAAGCCCCCAGCAAAGTGGAAGTCATCAACGACGCCCATGGGGAGCTGGTCAACCTCTACCGCGTAGTGAAACATCACCCGGATGAGCTGGTGAAACAGTTCCGCTGGGGGCTGATCAGCCGGGAAGAGTACCTCACGCAACGCGAGATCGACCCTCGCCACCTGACGGATATCCAGCGGGCGGCACGGTTCTTCTACCTGCAAAAGCTCGCCTTCGGCGGCAAGGTCAGCGGCCAGACGTTTGGCACATCTGCGGTGTCACCGCCGCGTATGAACCTGCTGCGAATTGAGGAAGATCTCAGCGCTGCTCACCTGCGCCTGGCTCGTACAGTGGTTGAGCACCTGGACTGGGCAGAGTGCATCAAGCGTTACGATCGGGAAGGCACGCTGTTCTACCTCGACCCACCGTACTGGGGAACAGCCGGCTACGGCTGCGACTTCCCGCTGGAGGAGTACTACCGGATGGGCGAGCTAGCCCGAACAGGGCAGGGGCAGTTCGTGATCAGCGTCAACGACACCCCAGAGATGCGCGACGCCTTCAAAGGGCTAACCATTCAGACAACCGAAATTCGATACACTGTTGGGCAGAAGGCCACAGAGCCGCGGGGGGAGCTGATCATCAGCAACCGCTAGACGGTTGATTCCTGATTTCAATCTATTTACGTGTTTTCGTTTTAAGTCTTTTTCTTTCCCATCGCTTTGCTAGCCACTCAAATTCTTGGAAAGCGGTGGGGCTTCCGTGTTCTCTTACGCCTTCCATGAAAGGTTTGGCTCGCTCATATGCTTTTGTAATCAAAGTGAATTGTGATTTTTTCAACATGTCTTCGTGGTATATGCCTGCCTGTAGGCCGACGCTGAGCCTTTCATAGTGGTTAAGGATATACCTTATATCTTCTACCTGTCTGTCTTTATCATCGACGTTGCATGCATGACTGGGAGCCGCCCATAAACGAATGTTGTTATCAGATTCATGCAGTTCTTTCAAAGTTCTGGATGCACGAATTAGTCGATCATCTGATCGAATAGCAAATAACAAATCAGCTGTTTGCTTTTTTTTAGCGGTGCTTTTCACGCTTAGTACCGAAATTACGGCAACCAAAACAGCCAACAGCATTATGCCAGTGCGAACGACCTCTGGTGTTGTCCAGATAGTTTGTGCGGCTTCTTCCATCGACTCAAGCCTTTGATTGAAAGCAGAAAAGGCGCTGTAAGCGCCTTTTCAGGGTCTGAGGGGATTAGTTGGTCAACTATTAAGAGATTCGACTACGGATTTAGATTTTAGTAGCCATCGTTCTCATCTAGGACTCGCTTGGTTGCATAATAAGTTATATTTGCAATCATTTTTTTCCCTCTCTCTATGGGGTGTAGCCTATAAATTCGCTGTTCTATATCTCGAAAAATCTGATCTGAACGAACGAATTGCATATCTAACGTTACACCAAATGGCATCATTTCGCCACACATCCGAAGGATTCAGGTGCTCCAAGCCTTCGCCATGGGTGCTGCGATTTGCCATTTGTATAGGCAATTCAGTGGTTTTTCAAGACAAAATTATCCCCATCATGAAATGTGTGCCTGCTCGAGCATCGGTTTGGGTACCTGGAATAATGCTAGTGACTGATGTTCATGGGATTTATGGTGATGTCGCGCCGTCGACTCCCCGCCCCGCCTGCGCGCTAAACCTGTGTATTTTTATGCACCCATGCACATGCCGCTAAACCGCGCCGTTACTAGGGCCTGCGGCCAAATTCCGTACGCCCATTTTCATGCGGAATCATGCGAATTTCTTCAAACAGAGGATGGTGTGATTTCACAGATGGAGTAGGGCATAGAAGCAAGGGGGTATCGGAAAAAGGTAACCTGGGTGATCTGCCTCTTATTTAATCATAAGTCACTGATTTTATGT